TGCCAATCAAAGGTCTGTCCCCATTGGTTCTGTTGCATATCCTGTCCTCGTGCTGTCAATTCAGCGGACAATCCTTGCATACCTAATTGGGCTTGTGTGCTTCTATCTGCCATAAGGTTCTGATTTACCATACCCATACCGCTAGACATTGCACCCGTTCTCATTTGTCCTATGTTCATCATAGCACTGTTAAGTTGACTCTGTAGGTCTCCGAAACGCTGTGCCACAAAGTTACTTACGTTCATTCCCTGGGACTCTGCAAGTCTCGATTTAGCCTCAGCGTAGATACCAGACTGCACTAACCCTTTAGAGTTAAGGTCTTCTAGCATCTCTTTATGGAACCCTTCGGCTTCTCTTCTTATCATTGCAATAGCGTTAGCTGTCTCTGGGTCGTCCATTCCCATTTGTCCTCTGATTTGAGCGGTTAAGTCTCCACCCATCTTATCTATGTAGGATAGCATACCCTCCATCATCGCCGCCATTGTTGCCTGGTCTTGCACAGACGCACTAGCGTAATCATTTCTGATTTGGCTTACGGACTGTCCTACACTTCCTCCACCACCGCCACTGCCCACATTAGTCTCTAGCTGAGGCTGGTCTTGAGGTACTTCCTGTCCGCCTATTAGCGTAGTGCTAGAGTCAGTAGACTGCTGTGACGCTTGAGGTGCTTGTGGACTAGGACTTCCGCCGCCGCCAGTATTTCTAGGCGGAGTGTATCCACCGCCTGTGCTTGGTGCCGCTTTCGTGTTGCCCAGTGGCGTTGGTGTATACCCAGGATTAGACCCAGTACCCAAGATAGTTGGGGATGGCTTAGTCAAATTAGCCCCAGCTCCCGTTGTTATTGCTCCTGGGGCTGTGATGGCTGCCGCCCCCGAAGCTTTTCCGTCTGTGGCGTACTTGTTGACGTCAAACGATTTTAAGTTTGACGTGTTTGGCTTGTTTGATACGAATGGAGTCAGTTTTTGTTTGCCCCCTGTGTCATAGGTTTTGTTCTTTTTAGCGTCCAATAACGCTTGCATTTGTCTGGTTTGTGCACTTGACATAATTTATACCTCCGTTAGTAACTAGGCACGATTATCACTTTAGCTGATAGTGCCTGTGCTGAATAGGTCGCATTACTCGTATACGCCTTTAAAAATAGGTTCTCACTTTGCCCTGGTGGGGAGATTACACTTGAGCGTAATAAGCCTAGAGAAACTGCTTGAGTCGTTACAGTCGCTAGTTTACCCGAAACAGACCCCCAAAGCTCAAATGTGGCAGTAGCGGTGGCGTTTGAAACGCCACCAATTACTTCTAACATTATTTTTACATTCCCTGTACCCCAATTTGATGGAGTCCATTGAATTAGTGTCCCTACCACAACAGCAGTTATGCTAACGGTAGTGTACGGCGTCGCTTGTGCAAATATCGAGTGCTCGTGAGAGAAATTTGCCAACGCCCCTGTCGAAACAGTATGTGCTTTTATCAAACCCCCCGACAAGCCGTCGGGGAGGTTGGATTCATCTATGTTGTTAAGAGCTGTCCTAAGACGCTCCACAAACATCTTGAAAAATGCTGGGCTCCATTTTTCGGGAGCCTTTTCTGAATTTAACCAGCCCATTACATATTCCCTCCTGGGATAGCCCCTCTCATTACGTACTCGATTGTGATACCTTGTATAGCACATCTACCCCGTAATTGTATTGTCAGAGTGCTTCCGAGTACAGCTCCGTATAACGGTGGCAGTATTCTTCGGCTATGTTTAGACCCAGCACCAGCTGGTATCTCAGTAGTATACGTTCCAGTTATGACGCCGTCTACTATCAAGTCCACGTACAAGAGCGTCGTATCTGACGTTCCTGCGATGTCCAGGAATATATTCCTAAACAGCTTGTACCGTTCTGGTGCCTTGAAGTTAAAGTCTTTTGACTTCCATTTGTACGCTACTGGTATAGCGTCATCGTAGTCAGTAACGTCGACTTCGTGTATCTGTCCTGTCTCACTAGAGCCAGCTAGTAGTATATCTTCTCCGTACTGATTAAACTTGAGCCACGAAGAAACTGACCAGCCCTCTCTAATTGCCCAAGAATTTCTAAGGAAATCATACACCCAAACTACATTGTTGACAAGACTTTCTTCTGTCGGTAACGCTACGAATAACTTGTTTCTCCAGTATACGATAGCGGACTGCGATAACCTACGTTTGTTTATCATATTCCAGTTAGGTAACACACGCTCTGTGGCTACGATACTGTTGGCTAAATCCGTAAATCTGACACCGTCTTGAGCCACATAAGCCACGTACTTGTCTGCCTGGCATATCCCTCTTGCAGAAGAACAGCCCTGTTCGGACTCTAGCCACGATACCGAGTAGTTGGACGTCTTGTTTCCTGTAAGCAACGCCATTGACCTCTGTTTGGAAACTAACACGTTCTGCCCGTATTTCAGTATGCTAAGGATATAATCCCCGTCCTCTGGGTTGAAGTCGATAAAGTCAAACGCATCCCACTTCTCTGGGTCTAAGATGTTGCTGTAACGTACTCTTGACTGGTTCTCAGCATCTACGCCCCATACTCTGTTGTGATGGGTAATCACGTGCTTTAGCGTAGGCGGAGAGTTAGGTACTGCCAATAACGTGTCTGTGGTACCGTCCCACTTCTTTAGCGGGTCTTTACCATTGGCTATTATCAGCTTGTCTCTCAGTACCGTAAAGCTATAATCTGTTCCCAGTGATAGCCCCGTTCCCAGTACCTTGACACTGGCGTTCCCGTCCATTGATAGAACGAGTTCGGTAAGCTTTGAGTTGTATCCATAGAACAACGCCTTTATCTGTACGAAGTTATTTGGTGGGCTAACTATGTTGTAACTAGCGTCCACGTTCGACCACGAAGACCAGCCTGTTATTCCGTCTGGCGACGTTCTACTCATAAGTGCAAGAGAACCGCCTCCGTTAGTATACTGAGCCAATACCTTGCCAGAGTTCAGCGTCTTAGCCATCGACACATCAATCGGTGCAGATGTCCACACAGCAAGCTTTAAGTCGTCTGCTTCTCTGAACGTGAAGCTGTTTATGATTGGAGTCTGCATCTCGTTTGTGGAGACGTAATCAATCTTGAGCTGGATATATGGGTTCATAGTCAAATCGCTATAATCCCAAGCCACGTTGTCAAAATCAAACTTCTGCCAAGCCGTCCACGTGTCATTGTTGTAGGACGTCTTAATCCAGGCTGTGATTTTGGTTACAGGGTTTAAGACTATGAAGTCTGCAAAGGCTCCCGCCATCTCAAACTCGATTGTGTCTTGCTTGTAGGACGTCAAGTCGTATACTGGGCTTGTCCAAGACCCTGTTGATTGGAACCCAACCGTATACCCTACATAGGATTTCTTGTGTATAGGGGATAACGTCAACGCCGTATTAGGTGTCAGCTTCACTCTGTACTGTAAATAATTGGCAACTGGAAGTGTTGCAAAGGTAGTATTTACCCAGGCTGTCCAAGTGATATTATCCACAGAAGTCCTTGTCTGTAACGCTGTAGCCGTGCCTGTCGGAGTCAAATCATCAAGAGTATACCCGATGCTCTCGGCAGTAAGCCCGCCCATTGCAAGGGTTACAACGTCAGATGTCCAGTACCCCTCGGAGAAGTACCCTGTTTTGTAGGCTAGAGTAAGCTCTTTAAACTCTGGTGTGAGTTTTAGTGTTACGTCCGTAGCAAAGTTTACTCTGAATTTCATATACTTTGCCCAGGGTAGCGTTGCTGTTGAAAGCGTCGCATAAGCCGACCAAGCAGAGTTATCAGCCGAGGTCTTATACTCGATTGACGCTGTAGTACCGCTTGGTATAGTTAAAGTTTTTACTAACGTCTCTGTTCCTATCTCTGGAGCGATAACTCCAGTGAAGTCCAGCACCGCTGTTTCGAACGTTCCTGTTCCGTAGTAGCTGTAGAATGTAGCATCCGCAATAGTTACTAGACTATTTTTAAGTCCCAGCGACTCTGCTTTAGTCCAAGCGTCTGAACGGGCTATGTTTGAAATACGAACTTCACCCATATCCATGTAAGCAGGTGTTGAGTTATCTGCACCTCTCCTACCTATATATAAAGGAAAGTTACCATATACCCCCGATGATTCATCTCTAGATACCCCTAGCAATGTATCATATACACCATTTGCATATAATTTATTCTCATTTGCAAACGCTAAACTTCGGTCAGAAGTTACGCCATAACAATTCCAGGAATTTGTCCTGTCTACAGTTGTGCCTGAACCATTGTATTTACTAACAGGCATCGTGTGACTAGTGAACGAAATTACGCCCGTGGTATCTTCTGTAAGCAGAAATGAGTTATTAGAGTTAAAATTCGAACTGTGCTCCATGATAATCTGTATTGCAGTTTTATAGGAATCCCTAAACATTGTTAAAATTGATATTTTGTCAGTTGCACTTAGGTTTAAACTTGGTATTGTAATAAGATTGTTGTTAAAGTTCCTAGCTTTACCGTACACCGTGTCAACTACAGTAGTTCCCGTAGCAACACCGTTATTCCCATTACCAGTAGCATCTACCAAACTGTCTCCCATATGTTGTACCATAACGTAGTTGTCATCATATATGGTATCAAAGTTAGTGCAGAACACTACATCAGCACCGTCTATGTCGAATTGGGTTGGTGGCGTGAAGTTTGCTGTATGCCTACATCTATCTTTGGTAAATCTAATACCGCTAATTGAACCATTTACCCAACTGCCACCATTCCCTCCACCAATAATTATTTCACGAGTAGCAATAGCGGTTGAAGGAATTGTCCCTGCTTTATTTCCACTACTTAATAATACTCCATCAATAAATATTTTTGCATTTCCAGTGGCTAACGATTGGTCATAGGTTACTTCTATATCGTGCATATTATAATCATTCGGAAAATACTCTGCGGTTGTAAAAGATATAACTGGAGAATTACTTACCCCTCTTGTCATATACACTGTGATTCTTCTATCTACCCCTATTTCTAAGTACATACCGTGTGATAAAGATGCTCCGTTATTGTTATGAAAAAGAACCTGTACCCCTGTAAAACTATTTGCCTTATATTTAAACTCTGCTGTCCATTTTCCAGTAGTTCCCACTTGATGCAAGAAGTTAAAATCAGCTATGTTATTAGGTAGTGAGAAATAATCCCCACTCCCATCAAAACTCGCTACCCTCTTGCCAGTCTGCACTCCAGTGACGAGTTTAACATTGCCGTTATAGGTAAGTGCCTTGCCTGTCATCTCTTGCCACGCTTCTATACTGGCATTGTAGGCGTTAGGGTTTCCATACCACATGTAAATTTCAGTGTCGGTTAGGTCGGATACGGTTGGCACTTGAACATTATAGGTTGCTTTATTGGTCGTTCCAGCTGCGTGTTCTTTCCTTTCAAACTTTAACTGATTGAGGTTCTTGTCTGTGAACCTTATGTCACTCCCGTTTGCCATTGCTTTTGTAAAGTCAAAGTTCCCTGAGTTAAGGTAAACTATCAAGGGGAAATAAGCCAAACTAGCATCTACTTGAGTTTCTGGTATAGTTATCTTTTTAGCATAACTCCAGCCAGATAGAGGTGAGATACCTTGAGCACCAGGGTCTACGCTGAGTATTACAGCGTCTTTGCCCGCGTCATACACTGTCTGGACTTTGGTTCCAGTGGTCTTTACGACGCTCCTGGAAACATCTACGCCTTGACGTGACAGAGCAACTCCCGTAGCTACGTTAGTAATATCTGTCTTGGTTCCGCTTACTTTGGCGTCTGTAACGTAGTAATTGACAGGCATTGCTTTTCTCACGATGGACAGCCCACTCTTACCACAAACCTTTAGGCTTGGCAGTATGGCTTTTGAGTAAGCGTTTGATTGCACACCAATCGTAATCGACGTTCTAGCCTTGTCAAACTTAGCTAAGCCAAAATTCGCAGTCATATAGCTGATGCTCTTGACTTCGGTGTTTCCGTCTCCGTAGGTAGTCGTGTAACCCACTGATAGCAACGCTCGTAGCTGTTCTGTGGTCTTTTCTATCCACGTAGGGTTCATCTTTACAGCACAGACAGAAAAGCCCTTAAACACAATATCCGTCGTAACATAGAGATTAACTTCCCCTGTAGTTGGGTTTATAAAGCGTTTTGGGTCTGCTTTAATGCTTACCGTGTACGGTCTGAATACATTCGGGTCTATTGTGGCTACAAGAACCTGGGCGTTTGAAGTGCCAAGCTCTACTCCGCCATAAGGCAAAGCATAGACTAAAATCTTAGTTGTAGCATCAATCGGAGCGATGTTAAAAGTAAACGAAAGCTCCGTAGTCTTGTCCCTGTCATAGATTTCTACTGGAACGTAGAATTTCGTCTTTATCCCAGAGAATTGTCCAGCCGTAGCTCCTGTTGCAAAGCTCGTAGCAACCCCAGTGTCTTTGATTGTCAAATATTCTGCATTGCTAAGCTCCGTGTTGGAAACGAACGCTGTAGACGTCGGAAAAGCCACAACCTTGAAGTTAGAGCAGTAAGGGTACAAAAGCCCTGTCTTATTGCCCGAATTTGTAATCGTGGTCTTTAGAAAGTTAAGTACGCCACTATCTAGCGTGAAGTCATCAAATATAACCCTATCGAGTCTATTTGCTAGTAAACTACAGTTTGCCGTCGGTACAGCGTGAGTCATCTCAATCTGGTCTTTGTTGCCATATTCCAGATTTACGCTTGTTCCTGTGGCAAAACCAACCGTGTCATTCACAGTGACTTCGTGATGCAAATACTCAAGCATCAGAGAAGCCCCATAAAACGTCGCTGAGCCTGTTGTGTCTGTTGTAGGGTATAAGTCGCCAGCAATGCTAAATGACCCCATATAAGTCATATATGAGGGCTTTACGGGCGTCCCAGACACCAAGTACCTGGATACTCCGTTTGCACTAGGACAATGGACACTTATCACATATTCTTTGTTAGCCTGTATAACCACAGTAGTCAGAGGGGCTAAAACGAGTTCAGCGGTCTGCACCGTGTTGATTTCAGTAGGCAACGGGGTCTTTTTAAAGCTTGTAAGCCTGTTATACGCCGTTGTGCCCTCATTCTGCCAGGCTTCCCAAATGCTTATAGTGTATTCCACACCAGACAGCAGAGGTATCCATTTTAGCTTAAAGGCTTGCATTGTTCGGTCTACCTTGAATTTCCACCCATAGGTTGACCCAGCAACGCTGGAAAAAGGGCTGAAACCCGTTAATATGACGTCATTATAGAGCATCCCGAGTGTTCCAGCATCTACGACTACCGAACCCTCTTCTCTTGTGATGCTGGCATAAGGGTTAATAGTACCCTTTTCCCAGTCGGCTTTTTCAGTGAACCTACTGCTCATTCTAGGAGCGTCACTGTAAACTTTGTCCCCAGCTGTCATAATTAAATGGCTGGTTCCGTCTTGTTTGAACAGCATACCAAGACCCGTGCAAGGGTTGGTGCTGTAGGGTTCTGTGTATCTTTTGCGTCTCCCCTTTAGGGGTGCTATCGTGCCCTTTTGTTCAAAGGATACGTTTGTAGCTTCCTGGGCTTCGTTCTTGTTCAGAAGTGAGCCACTTATTGTCGTGTTAAGCCCTCCAGAGAAATCGTTCATCTGTTCTGTCTGAGACGGTGTTTCTGGTGCTTTTCTATCTGGTTCTACATAAGGCATAGCGTTACGCCCCCTTTCTTAAAGTATGATGTCCTCACTGAAACGGGCGGAATTGCCTGTATCGGTGTCTATAGTCTCTTTAACCCTTGTATTGGAACGCTTTAGAAGTTCTGAGATAAGCTCCCCCTTTCCAGAGTTAAAGGAGCCCATATATTCACGATACAGACTCATATTGCCATTTTTCCTGTGTGCACGTCCTACAGCGTAGTCAACTATCAGATTGTCCCAGCCGTTAGGAATTGCGGGTATATCTTCTGGTAAATTGAGTAGTGGGGGTTTGTAGACATAATAAAGCTTAACCGCTCCCGTTCTAGTTGCTGGGTAGAGGTTAATTACATCGTACGTCATAGCGTAGGTCTGTGGAGCTGTGTCTGTAACGTCAAGACTTTTCAAAGCCGAGGGCTTTAATTTGGCGTGTCCGTATCTGACTTCAATCAGTTCCACAAAGTCATCGGGTAGAGTGACTTCCCCATCTACGATAGGAATTAGAGCGTACTTTTCAAACAACGGTGTTCTGCCAAGTTCCTTGATGCAATCGTTGATAAAAAGCTTACGCTCTATGTCACTGATTAGCCCTGGGTCTAACTGCATTTCAGACCTAATAGCGTCTTGCAACGCTTGGAAACTCCTGTTGTTATTCAAGGTCAACACCTACCTCAAGCATTTCGAAGTCGTCGCTCTCCCCCACACCAATCAAGTCCAGAAGCTCTGCTTTGTTGGCGTCTCTGTGGTATTTGATGTCTGCAAGGTCTAGGGCTTCTTTCAGCTCTGCTTTTGTCATTTCAGCGTAATTCGGGATTTCTGGCTCAACTACTTCGTCTGCTCCGACGATAGGGTTATACCCCTCAATAACGTCAGTGCTTTCCAGTACGACGTTAGGCTTTACCATCGCATTGATGGTGTCAGCTACGTGCTGGGTAAGCTCTACGGACTTTGCATTTGCTGGAATTTTCACTGTTCCAACGCCGAATAGGTCGATTTTGATTTCACTGTTTGTTAGATTTTTAAAATAAGTTGCCATTTTTCTACCTCCTAATTACAAAAAGGAGCGACGTATAGTCGCTCCTCTTAGCCAATAACTTCCGTATTACAGAGCTGTATACGAGATGTCGACCAACTTGCCGAGACGTCTACAGTTGTTGAATGTCAGATTACAAGTCAACAGGATTTCCTGTTTCTTTGCAATTCTGGTATCATCTGTTCTGAACGGCGTAGCTTTGAAGTTAGCGTCTTTGTGGACTCTGAACTTCATATACTTGCTGTTCAAGAAGTATATGATACCCTCTGGGCAGTTAGGGTCTGCTACGATTGGCTTGCCCATAAACTCAAGAGTCTGGAAGCCGTAGTCAGCAAGCTTTTTGCCCATAGTTGTGTTGATTTGCACTTTTGCTTCAACTAGCTTGTAGTATTCAAGCCAAGTGGCTTGTCCACACAAGATAAGGTCTGGCTGGTCATTACCATCTGAAAGAGTTAAGAATAGTCTTACCATCTTATCAAGTGATAAAGTCGCCGCTGTTCCAGGAGTTGTAGCGTGATTTGATAGAATTATTGCATTCCACCAAGAGTTTGTGCTTCTGTCGATACCACCGTACGTTCCAGTGTTGGCAATCGCCGCCGCTAAACCAGTGATGTCTTTTCCACCATTTCCAGTGCCATCAGCGTAAAGCTGAGTAGTAACGCTACTTTTTAGCGTTTCCTCAACGATTTGGATTTTGGCTTTCAGCATACTTAGAACTTGAGTTTCCCCAGAGTTTCTCAATTCTTCATCTTTGGAGATGATGATTGGAGCAACGATGTTCTTAGTCTCAAATTCAGCGGCGGAAACTGGAATGTTAGTGTCGTACGAGATTGTGTCATACAGGCTGTATGACTTAACCCCACCTATGTTGCCATAGATTAGAGGTTCAACAACTTTGAAGCCTCCTGGGAATGATTGCTGTCTCTGTTTCAAATAAACAAGAAACGGGTTTGACTTGTAGAAGTTATCCACAAGTTTAGGGATGTATTTCTTTTCTGTCAACGCTGTTAGAGCGTCATAATTTAATGCCATATTGCACCTCCGATTTAATCGTCAGTGAACAGTTTTAAGCCCCCTCTGGAGAGAATGTCCTTGTCAGACAGCTTACGCATATCCGTTTGGGTTCTCGCCTTAGATGTAGACCCACTTTGTACGCCAGCCCTCTTTTGAGTGACTTGTTTGGCGTCTTTTCTTTTTTGTTCACTAACACTCTTAGCTTTGCTAATAATGGGAGCTTGCGAACCTTTCCAAGCCATAACGGCTAATTTCAACGCTTTTGCGTTATTAACTTCGTATCCCTGGTCGGTTGCCCACTCTATAATCTTGTCAGAGTGTTTTCTAAAAGTAGGGTCTGCTAGTTTCATATCTAGCACCGCTTCCTTTAGGTCAAGAGCACTCTCACGTGTCGTATCTGCATTGTACGTGCTTGGTTCTTTGGCTTTCCCGTGTTTCAGTTGAGCCTGTATAACCAAGTCTATCGCCTCCGACAGCCCTGGATTGGACTTCAAAAGTCCCCAAAGTTTTGCCGATTGGCTTATTTCGGTAGCTTCAAGCTGTATACCCGCTACCTCGCTCATTTGTTTTACGAACTGAGCATCTTTTCTATCCAGACGTGTCTGCACTATTTTGTCGACCATTTTCTGTTGTTTATCAGAAAACTTTACAGGCTCTCTAGTTTCCGCTTCTTCGGCTGTTTCTTCCACGTCGTCAGTGTCATCTCCCTCGACACCGTCTTCGGCTTCATCAGCATCAAAATCATCCTCTTCATCGCCCAGGTCTTCGTCTTCCAGTGTTTCGTCGTCTCCACTTGTGTCTTCATCTTGGAAATCATAATCCTCATAAGACTCAGTGTTTTCGTTTGGTAATGCCATCTTTCTACCTCCGTTTTTCGTCCGTTTGACGTTATCGCACTTACCGTGTGCGTCCTCGTTAGGTCAATATAACCATAACTGTAAAAGATTGTCAATAACTTTTTTTATTTATTTTTAAGCCATTTGTGGGGGAAACGTGCCATTTCCGTTTTGAGCGTCGGATACAGCCTGTAGTGGGTCATACCCCGCTTGCTCCTGTTCTCCACCAGCCATCAGCTGTTGCATAATCTGGTCTATAATCTCTGGAGGGGCTCCCTGGTCGGTCAAAATCTGCTGGAACTGTTGCATTAGCATCTCTACAGCTCCATTGCCAGCTTCGGCGTTAGGGTCTCCAGCGTCCTTACCAGTGACTTCCGCTTGTATTCTTGACAGAATTTTCCGTCTATTAGGGAAGTCCATAGTGTCAAGAACCGCTTGCCTGTCAATTGCACCCAACCTAAACAAGTCAGAAGCCACTTGGCTACGCTCTGCTTTGACACTTGGAAGTGCCGAGTCAGTGTCAATTTTAACATCCCAGTCAAAACTGATGTCAGCAAGCACAAGTGCGATGCTGTTTTGTTCTTTCCAGGCTTTACGCTCTAACTCAAGAGCTTCGTCCACTTCCAACTCTTCACTCTCGTCATACAAGAAATCTCCGTCGTCTCCAACCATAAACTGTCCCTCTTCGTCCACTTGTGGAACGCCTTGAGGCATTAATTCTGGTGGATAGTCGGCTACAACCACAAAGGCTTTGTCATCATCAGCGTCGCTGGCTTTCAGAAGCATTTCGTCGTCATACATCTGGAATATTATGCTTAGAGTCTTAGACCCTATCTTCTGGAGGGTATAACTTACGCTATCAGATAAGACGCCAGTACGTGTTTCAGCCGAGTCTTTCAGAGAGTTTATTGCAGAACCAGCCGTTATTCCAGTAGGTCTACGCCCCATTGCAACGTCAAACAGCCCCGATACAGTCTGCATCGCTGGTTCAGTGTCAGAACGGTAGTTGTAAATCTCCTGGTTTAGTGCTGGTGGAACGTCATAATACACCGTCTTTGATGGGTCTCCCTGTACCATATAGACTCTACCAGCTGTATTGTCTATGGTATTGGCGTTAAGACCAGACTGAGTAGAGACGTATCTCTGCCTGTTTGTCATCAAGTTTAGGTGCTTCATAATCTTGAAATCCATTGCGTCGGCTCTGTCTTGCAGAGGCTCAATCTCTTCAATGGCTCCAACTCCTCTTGTGTAGATGTTCTCGGCGGTCTCGTCTTCCACACAGAACCACTCGTCGAATGGATGGCTGTTATGGTCGTAAACGCTGAATTCTTCTCTTAGAGTAGTATTCCCAGCTACAGTGACAATATACCAATCGTTTTCACGTTCTTCATCCCAACATCTTATCCAAGCCTCAAAGACGTCAAATGTCTCTCCAACTCGGCTAAGACTCTTCTGGTTCTCGGACTCTTGGTCGCCACTCATAAGGTCATCATCGTCATACAAGCTGTCGATGATTTTAACTGATTTAGACTTTACAGTAGATGGAGTTATTCCATATATGGAATATATCTCTTCCACAGACACGCAAGGCTTCTTGTGAACCACCCATCTAGGATTTTTCAGCGTCAATGCCAGCGGGTCAACCAGAACGTTTTCTGGCAAGATGGACTCATAAATAATCTTGTTTTCTTCTGGGCTGAACGAGGTCTTAATGAACCCAACCGTTGAAAGCAAGCCATTGTGAACCATTCCTTTGGTGGCTTGCTTGAGCTCTCCTTTTTCAAGGACGTCGGTTAGGACTCTTGACATCACGTCAGACGCCAGGTCATCTTTCTCGCCTCTTGGAACCACAGTAATGAACGGCAAGTTCTTAGTAAGAACCGCCTTTAGTGTTTCCACGTTGGAGAAGATGTAGTTAGTGAAATAAATTAACCCGCCAGACCCAGTGTCATTTAGCAGATAACTTAGCCCACGTCTGTATTTACGTCTATAACGTTCCCATACGGGGAGTCTCTGGCTCAGCACAATCGTACTGTCCTCGACCAACGCTCTAACCGTGTCTACAGGGTTGCTTTTTAGCTTGGCATAAATGCTGTCTGCTGGTGCAGTCTTGTTCTTATCCTGTGGCTTCGTCATTTACAACACCCCCTGTCTTGGTTAGGTTATAGGCTTTTCTTACGTGTAGTGGTAGCTCGTCCATTTTGGTTACGCCATAAGCAAGAAGTATCTCCTGTGGTATGGGCTCCGCCTGTTCTCTTATCTCATTTAGTGTTTGTACGTTCTCTAAAATTTCAGCCTGTTCTTTCTTGGCTCTGGCGTTGTCACGCTCGTAGATTGTAGCCTCCAGGTGTCTGTACTCTCTGTACCCAGCACTTTTGCCCTCATTGAAGCCCCGCTGGTACCCAATTCCGTCTCCGGAATGTGTTCCTTTATCGTTCACGTAAGCATTCCCTTTCTTATAGCCTAAGTCATAACATACAGTGCTTCCGAGTACGAACACCCCCATCATCAAAACGAGTATTATAATTTCATAGTATGCCATTTTATCTCCTCCTCTTCATTCTTCATAAGGTTGTGCAAAAGATATTCTACCGTGTCCGTTTTCATACCAGCGTTGATACTGTCATTTACCACAAAGCTGGAGAAGTCGTCATCTGACTCGAACAGCATTGCTAGAACGTCGGCTCTGTCTGGGGAATTCAATCCACGTTTCTTTGCTTCTTCCTTAGACTCCAGCTGGTAGCGTCCAGCCCCGTCAAACTTGTACTTCAGTGCTGAGAGTTGCCCAACCATTACTTCGTCTGGTGCAATATTAATCTCGTTCTTACGGAATTTCTCTCTGAGATTGTACCAGGACTCCGTACGCTTGTTAATAAACTTATCCGCACTGAAAGCTCTCTCCTGTGCAACGAAGTCTATTGCTTTATAACCCCACGCTCTTAGAATGTCAGCCACACCAGCCCCTATTCCAACTGCGTCTACTTTGATGAACTCTGGCTTTTCCTCGTCTGCAAGGCGTCTGCACGCTTTAGACAAGGTATAAACATCAATGTTAGTGAGGATTTCGATACGTGTAACGGAATTACCCTTACGGATACCTATTACGCTCTCGTCGTCCCCGAACCTAGCCACGTCTACAGCCATCGTTACTCTATCTTTGGACTCATATTTCAGCTCACGTTCTTTAGCCCGAAGTACCCAACCAAGCGGTATCATCGTGTCACTACCAAGCAACGGGAAGTTACCCATTACACGGGACTGAAATGCGGGAGAGTCTTCCCCCCACTCAGTCAGACGCTCTGAAACCCACTGAGGCGTGATAAGTGCTGGGTAAACTATCCCGGGTGCTCCCGCCAGGTTCCAGGTTCCGTTCTTTATACTCTCAAGCGTTATCCCATTATCCGTGAAATTGGGTGTGTCAAAGGCGGATATGTGGATTTTCTTGTAGAGTGGCGAGCTAAAGGCATCAAAAAATCTCCCAGACGGTTCCGTTGGGTTCCCTATAACGAGCAATCTCGACCCGTGCGACGTAAGAATGGCGTCCATACCCTCCCAAATAGGGGGTTCAACTCCAGCTCCTTCGTCAATTACGCCAAGTATGTGCTCTGCGTGGAACCCTTGAAATCTGTTGGGGTCATCTGTGGAAAGCCCTACGGCAAACCACTTGGCTCCCAACGTCCAAGAGACGTTTAAACACTTCCCCCCAAGTGGATACTTGGAGTTACGGTGTATGCTGTTAATTTCTTGCCAGAGCAACTGTTGTACTTGCCTGGCTGTTGGTGCTGTAGATACGATTACCGAATTAGGGTGGCAAGTAAGAAACCAAGCACACGTGTTAGCCGTTGTAAAGGTTTTTCCAGCCCCATTACACGAACGTACAGCGGTTCTTGAGTTATCTCGTACGGATTTCATTATCTGACTCTGCTTGCTCCATAATTTTGTCATCCCGACCACGTTCTCCACAAAGAAAGTCGGGTCTTCTTTACCCTTTGAGTACAAATCCAGTAAGCTTTTATCTATAGCCATACTATTCCTTTCCCAACGTCTTTGCGTAGGTTCTTACGTCTTGCATCAGCATATCTACTGCAATTTCAAGGGGCAACCCCTTGTTTGGAGTGGCGTCAATCTCTGCTCTCCCTGTCGGAGTACCATAATACGTTCTCAGCTCCTCCTCAAGAATGTCTACAGCTAGCCCGAGGTCATTCTCCTTGATGTATAATTCACAAAATCTACCTTTAATGTCATTAATTGTCTTAGCCATTATATAACCTCCTCGAAATCTACGTCAACTACAACTGGCGGGTTCATATCTACCACTGGGGTGTCCTCTGGTGCTGGAGCGTCAAGCATAATCTTTGCCTGGCTCGCAAGCTCAGACCAGGTATGCACAACAGTCCCGTGAATGTTTACGTCCTTAGTGTCTTTTCTAGCATATTTCTCTGGTTTGCTGGCTCGAATTGCCTCAATCATTAATTTGTCCGACCCATTCATCGCCCGCCGTATCAACTCCTCTTCAAGAGCGTCCTGTGCCATCGCCATCGCTTCGGCTAGTGCTGAGCAAAACTCTGGGTCATCGTTCCACTTTGTTGCCACAAGGTATGGAACACCAGCTCCCGTACAAGCCCCCATCTTCGTTCCCTTTACAGCGTACTGCATAATATACATCTGTTGCTGTGGGCTGAGTTTAGTCTTACTAAAATCAAACAGCGGGCTCGGATTAGACACCAACTCCAACGCACTTCGCATCGGGTAGGGTGCCCCCATCGACATTGCTCCTACTGGGGCTACTGGTAAAGGCTTCAACGGTTTAAATTCCAGCTCTTCTTCGTCATCGTCGACATCAAAAGTGTCGTCTACTAAGATTTCGTCAAAGTCTATTACAAAATCACTCATAATGCGTCCCCTTTCTCTCTTTAAAATCAATATACTACCGACCGATAACCGTGTCAACAAAAACAAAGAAGCACGCCCCCAAGTAAGCAGAGACGTGCTTCATCTGAAAAGAGAAAAATTCACAGAAAGGTAATTATAACTCTCAGTCACGCTCATAATATCACGCTGTTGGGTGGGTGTCAACACAAATAAAAAGCCCCCTCCAAGCTATTGAAAAGGGGGCTAGTGTTGTTTTTGATTACCCGTTAAAAATATAGATTTTTCCTTTGTTTTTATTTGTGGTAAAAAACAAAATTTACTCTTTCAAACTATTTTTAGATATAACGAATTGGTACACTGTATAAAAACCACTAAATATGGTGTACCCTCTTATGCCTTAATCATCCCGTTTCCCTTTAAGACAACCAATAGGGCGTTGAACTTAGTCACAAGGGCGTCGTACTCAGCTTTTGTCGGAGCCGCCGCTGCAACTGTCGCCGCAGTAATCGCCGTATCTGAGCTCAAAACTAAACTCTGTCCTGTCACTAATGCTTTTACTAATCCAGCCATAATATTTCTCCTTTCTAAAGTTATTTAGTATAAAAAACGGTGCTTTCCTCTACTCCCTACCACAGTCTTTGTGTCAGCCCAATATGGGTCACACTTTTCTGGGTTATAAAAATGGGTCACGTTCGAGTCAAACTCCTTTACACCCTGTAAAAAAACCTCGTTCACTACTGTCTGGCATTCCTCTGTCACAGTGCCCATATACGGTGGTGCAAATTGTGATGGTGCGTTAAGTATCTCATTAACACCCTTGTCCCACAGAATATGTCTGTCAAAGATACACTGTGCCACACCCCTCATATTCTCAATCGGCTCGCCCCGTGTCTCCGCCATCACAATCCTGGCTACACTCTGGAGCGTCTCCTGGCTGTACGCTGGCTGGGATATTGTCTGTACTCTTGGACTGGGTAACACCTGTTTTGGAATGTAATCTCCACCAACACCCGTCACGACAGACCCACATAACATCACGAAACTTACACACAGCACTAACGTCAGCCCTCGTATCAATACCCACACCCAACTCTATCCAGCTCCATAATCTGGAGTCTCAACGCTTTCATTTTAACCATCGCCACGCTGTACGACGCCAACGCTGGTGTAGGTTTATTATTGCATATCAGCCATCTTACCTCGGCGATGCTCTCTTCGATGTCAGTAACCAAGTCCGTACAAACGTCCTCTTGCTTTTCCACTTTGGATTCGTACTCCAAACTTTTCAACACAGGCTCCCTCATAGCTTCTTACCTCGTCCTTTCCGATGGCAAGTGATAGCGACAAACAACTTCCAGCTGAACCACAAACTCTGGGCTCCCGTTGGAAATATTGTGGATATAATCCGTCAGCTCGTGAATGTACTTACAAACATTCCCAAGATTGTGCACGCATCTCTCACACGGCACAGTTAATTTCAACTCTGTTTTGACGCGGTCATCATAACACCTCTCAGATATCGGTACTTGTACCCCAATACCACAGTCATTAAAGTTATTATTAATGTGTTCCATAGGGTCTGGGTCAACTTTGGTCTTACTTCCTGGTCTAGCCATACCATACTTCTCTTGCAACTCGAATTCTCTGGCTCTTTTCATAAGGTTCTCTACGGTCTCTGGTATTCCGTGTCCCCCATAATCCATCCTAGCGTCTTTCTGTTTTTTAAGTGCCTCATACTCAGATGATTCGCAGTCTGTGGTTTCCCACTTATTTCCCGCTGGGGGCATTCCTTTACAGTCTTCTCTTAACATAATTCAGTCTCCTTTTTTCTGTGAATTTAACTTATTGAAACCACAATACACGATGGATTTTAGGCTGTCAAGCATTATTTTGATAAACTTGTATGATATTTTAATTTAGGTTGAGGAGTCTGTCAAAAGTATTTAAAATAAATATATATTTTTTCGAGGGGGGTATGACGCTCTTAGCATCTTATAACGTCAGATGGTACCTAATTGCTAGAGGATTTAAAATAATTTCTCGAAGAGGAGGTAGTCATAGTTCCCCCCGCCCCCTCGTGAGTTGGTAGCTTGGCAACTGTTTTTAGGTACCCCATTTAATAATCAATAATTATTTATGCTATAGGGGTAAAATAAATAAGCTTAAAAAAATCAAGCCCTGGCATTGCAGTGCCTCAAGGCATTATATGGATTGATAGCACACTATAAAATAAATATGAGATATTGTTGACGTGTTTAGCAACCTATGGTTTAATGGTGTTGAGCTTAAGTTACTAGCAATGTTGCATAGCACTTGAGACGGGAAAGAGGGTATACCATGAAAAATAATACTACAATCTACAAGCCAGTTTTCGAAAGTGATTTCATTGCCACACTAGATGCTAGAAAAGAATTAAAGATTCAAACCGTTATTGGCTCCAATGGTACTGCCACTATCAACTTGCTAATGAATTTTAAATCAGACAAGACCGACGGCAAAGGATATATCAAGGCGATAGCATTCAACGTGTCAAACGATAACATGAGACTCTTAGTAGATGCTTTAATTGCCGCTCAAAAAGTTCTTAATACTGAAATGAAAAAAGGACTTTCAGCAAGACCACAAGTCAAAGAAGTTGTAGCACTATCGGGTAATGCTCAAATTGACGCCCTAAGACAAGCGGGTTTAACGGATGAACAAATATCCGCCTTAGGGATTGAAATACCAAAGCCAGCCAAGAAAAAAGTCCTCAGCACCACAGTAGAAGAGGAGATTGATATTTTTACCCAAGTAATTGCCTTAATGACTCCAGCACAACTCAAAAAGCTTAATGCCGCTGAATTATTAAGAGGTATCAATGGCAAAGGTGGTGCAAAGGGTGGCAAATAACCGAATACTACAAGAGCTTGACTACACCGATAGAGTCAACGAGTTGATGGCACAAGCTGAACAGGATTTTACCGATAAAGCGTGTAAACTGTATATCGACCTAGTCAACGCCCAGCTAATCAAAAAGGATATTCAGAATTATGCCATTCTCAGACACAAGCTAAAAAATCAAATTTAAATTAAAGCCCCTAGAAATAGGGGCTTTTTTATTGCCATTGAATATATCAAGCTGAAATAGTGATAGAGATATGATTTAAAGCCCCTAAATCATCGATTTCAGCGTGTTTTATAGTCTTTTAATATCAATATGCCATCATAGGCATTTTAGAGCTCAAATCGCTCAAAATCCAAAAGCGTTTTTTTAGCATAAATTATAATAATGCCTGTAGCCTCGGAGCCTGTCAGCTTAGCGACGCTATAAGAAAATGACGCTATAAACCGTCAGAAAAAAACTTAATATATCGCCTGTAGCGTCAGAGCTTGGTTCAACTATGCCGAAAACAAATGGAAATCGGCATAGTTAAGGTTTGTCATCCCCCTTTATTCTTTGTTGCCTAGCTTATTCAAATCCTATTTTCTAATCTCCCAAATCGGGTCTCTAGTCTTGTTGGCAAAACCTTATATATATATATACAAAGACGTAGTCTTTGTAATATATATATATAAAGGGCTTTTGTCGAACAAATAGATACTGGAAATTCCCTCAAATGTCAAATATTACCATTTTACCGTCGAACAAACTCTTGGTAAAGATAAACATCGAATTTGCAATGCTTACATCAATTTCCGTCGAACAAAAAATCACTCCGTCGAACAGTCTTGGTAACAATAAACCCATTGATTTCAACGTTTACCATTTATTCCCATAAATGTCAATTCAGCTTATAATAGCCCAAAACGTTGAAATTCCAATCTTGGTAAAGATAAACTTAGGTATTGCAACGCTTTGCTGTCTTTTCGTCGAACAGTTTTTTTATACTTTGATTTTTGTTCGACGTTTTCTGTAACCCAGTGATTGCAATGGGTTTAGGGTTTTATTAAGTTTTTGGTCGCTTTTTAGTGATTTTGCTTGACAAGAATTTAGAGCTGATTTATACTGTGGATACAGTCAATTTAAACTTGTCAACACATAATATTATAAGGAGAAAAAACAATGGAAAAAGAGAAAAAAGTCTTAGAGCACAGGGTAGCATTTAGAATGGCGGATGAATTGTTTAACAAGGTATCTCTGGAGGATAATGCTGGGGAGCTAGTACGAGAATTGCTTGAAAATCATTATAGACTAACGCCTAAGATACCAAAGCCGAAAGAACACGCTGTAAAAGGTCATTTAGTAGCCACAAAGACAGGGAAACGGGCTCTGATACTCCCAGTAGGGGATATATTGATGAAAGGGCAACCCGATAGGGAGCGTGTTGAGCTTTGGTGGTGTCCGTTAGAGCACGTAGATACTGTGGTAAAGTTAATGTCGGTATTCGATGGTTGCTCAGCTGGTATAGGGGAAGAGGGTAATGGTACGGACTATATGCCCGAGATAATCCAGGAAGAACACCAAGAGCGTAAGCGTAACGGGTGCTTTACCCCATCGTGTAGAATGGATGAAGCCCTTATCGGGGATAAGTTAATATGGATGAATATAGACGATAGTGAAAAGGCGATAAAGAGCTTCAAAACGCATACCGCAGTACCGTGTCCTATTAGAATTGACGTGATAAGGTATAACGACGACGATAGATATAAAGAAGCTTGTACTATCGGGAATAAGTTATTCACATACTACTATAAAAATACCAGACCATATGATAACAGTGCAATAGATACGCATACTAATGTATTCAACAAACTGTACGACGTCGACTAGAAACGTTGAAATTGCAACGGTTTGAGAAATGTGTTGACAAGAATGTCAGAATGTGATATAATAGAGCCATCGTTTGAAGTGTCAGTCTTGGGCTGAGCAACAAACCGATGGCTTTTGACTCGGAGCCGAAGTGGTTGAACAATCCCAACACTTTGAAACAAGTTAATTTTATAGTATTGAAGTATTCATACGCTAGATGTATGAAAGCACAGTTGCATTGCTGAATGGCTCGACCAAGCCTTATATGTAACAGGAAAGGTTCGCTGAAACCACGAAAAAGAAAGTGAGGTGTTATATATGAAATATAAGGTGTTTAGGGAATTAGCTGGTAGTTGTTTTGGTAAACATAATCCACTAGAGTCTATGTGTAAAGTGTGTACTAAACAAGTTAAGTGTATAGAAAGGGGATTAAGCATGAGTTATTATGGAGATAAAGTCACTGATTTACTAGAAGAAAATAAGACTTTAAGACGTCGCTTAGCACGTCAGTTAAGAATTAATAAAGAATTACAAGACCTTGTTGATGTTACAACAACAGGACTTTCTGATGTTCTTGCTAAGACGAAGCAAATGCACGAAAACCAAATTAGTATACAGGAATACTTAGATAGTTTGAAATAGAGAGGAGAACCACAATGGAAAAGAGATTTAGACTAGATAAAAGGCACTTTAGCGTGCTATATCAAGGGCACAGCACATCGGCTTTGATAAATGGTAGTTATTACTTCGGGTACATAAACGACAAAGGTGGTCTGGTAGTGCTTAACGAGGAGCGTAAGTGGAGCAAATATGGCGTTAAAAACTTTAAACAGTATCCTGGCGTGCTAACAACAGTAGTCCACGTTTATGGAAGCCTTGCTATTAAAGGCTCTGACGTAACAACGTGTACTGACTCGGGGTTAATAAACCTTAAAACTCCGTCTATAGGAAGTACCTCTAAAGAAATCGCCGATATGCTTGGTATGGACGCTAGTGTAGTAGAAAGTATACTGAGCGGTTCCTTTCCTAGTAGTAGTAGTACAATAACCGGTTCTTTTTATGCTGGCGGTGGCGGTGGTATTATAGGAGCAAGCACTACACCATCTAAGGCTACTGTAATGCCTCATACTTTTAGTAATGCAACCTATGTAGCAGACACTATTGCACCCGTAGTAAAGAAAGAGAGCGTGAAGATGACAACATATCCAAAGAAAAATACCTTATCCCACTTCCTTAATGAACAGGGAGTAAGTGACACATTAATAAAGAAAATACAGGAATTTAGAAATGAAAACAAGCTCGATAGTGGAGAAGCTTCCTTGCTAGAACGTATTAATAAGCCTAACAGTTGGTATGTGGGAAAAGAATGGAGCTTGGCAATATCGGCTATATTAGCTGGTAAGAACATCTTGTTAGAGGGCGATAAAGCGACTGGTAAGAACGTGTTTGCTGAATGTCTTGCTTATTTGTTTGGTAGACCAATATGGGATATATCCTGTCATACTAACACAAACGCCGAGTCTCTTATCGGTGGAGAAACATTCCGAGACGGACAAGTTGAGTTTAGACCTGGTAGTGTTTATAACGTAGCTAAGTTTGGTGGTTTTGGTGTCCTAGACGAAATCAATATGGCAAAAGCCGATGCTCTTGCAGTATTGCACAGTATAACTGACCGTAGAAGAGTCCTTGATGTTCCTGGTTATCAGCGTCTTAACCTTAACCAAGCTACCCGCTTTATTGGAACGATGAATTCGGGATATGCTGGTACTCGTGAGTTAAACGAGGCTCTTGTCTCAAGGTTTGTGGTAATACACGTTACGAGTATGCCGAAAGCAAGTCTGCTCAAGCATTTACAAGCGATGTATCCTAGTGCTAATGCATCAACACTTGGTTATTTTGCACAGTTATTCTGCGACTTACAAGCTAAGGCAAAGAGCTCCGAAATATCCACAAAATCAGTGGACTTACGAGGAATACAGGACGCTATTGAGATAGTTGAGGTAGGGAACGTTAGTCCTTATGAAGCTGTCGAAGTGTGTATCATCAACAAAGCCTTTGATGAATACGAGAAAACACTTGTTAGAGACGTAGTAAACACGTTAATACCAAAGAGTTGGACTAGCCTAGACTTATTCAGTCTACCAGGTTCTATCTCAGTAACATTTTAGGGGGTGTAATATATGTTAAAAAATCAAAACCGTGTCGCCAATATGGCGTACACCGTAACTGGACGGTATGACTTCAAGGTAGAGGGGGGAGAAAACTCCTGTACCGACACTAAGAACGTTTCAATCCATAGTGACAGCGTGTTAGAGCAAATCGGTATGAGCCCAAAAGACATTATGGACCTTCAGCTTTCTGCTAGTGCACACGAAGCAGGGCACCTTAACTACTCTAAGATGGAAGATATGACGGACTATATGAAGAAGATGCAGACGTTAGGAGCCGACCTTGCCCAAGCAAATGACCTTATGCAGATTGTTGAGGACTATCGTATTGATACAGAGATAGCACGCCATAGACCCGGCTACAAAGATTTGAGTGAACGCTCGCTAAAAGTGTTATCTGGTGTGTTTTCGGAGTTTCCTAAGACCGCCGATAAGTTGTTTGTGGAGACAAAAGCACTTGGCTGTTTGCCTTACGGGTTGGACTTATCCAAGTATCCCGGGTGGGATAAAGCAGTTGATTGGACTAGAGTACGGGCTATGGCAACTGAGATAATGCAACGTTCCACAAAGGCAACAAGCTCCAAAGAAAGTGCCGACATCGCCGCTAATATGTATATTAAATACTATGGCTTACCAGACCCTAGTGAGTCCAAGAGCAAAAATCCTAATCCAGACCTTAACGAGGAAGATGGTGGAGAGGGAGACGGAGATAGCACAGGCACTAAAGCCCCTAACGCTGAAAGCAAGGAGAACGATAGCAAGGAAAAAGGTGGCGACGAGGACAGTAACGACGCTGATAGTAATGATACTGACGATAGTGAGGATAACGAGGATAGTGACTCTGATAATGATGACGATAGTGACTCCGAGAGTGATGCTGATAAGGAAAATGAGTGTAATGACGCTGTAACCAAAGAGCTTACGGAAAAAGAGCTTACGGAAATGATAAAGAAAAGTATGGAAAAAAGCTCACTCGATAAACTTGTGGATACTGAGGTTGATGGAAAAGTTAAAAAGGCGATAGATAATGCAAAGGCTTTAGCGATTACTGAGGATACAAGCACTAGAAACCGTGAAGATGCACGTAAAGAATGTATTAAAGTCTACGGAAAACCCATATTAACACCTATCGAAGCACAACGTTTAGAGGACGCTGTAGGGGTAGGGATGAACAAAGGAGCGTTAGTTCACTACACTGATATATCCGAGACACTAAATAGGACTTCTAGCGGACAAAAAAGTTGTAAAAGCTACAATATGGCATCAATTAAGAGACTGGATAGACAAGCACTCCAGTTAGCAAACGAGATAAGGACAAGCCTTACTGCAAGAGACACGGAAAGCTTCTCTACCTCAACAATAGGACACATTAAACCTAACAAGATATGGAAAGCCACTCATTGCGACAATCCTCACGTGTTTACACAAAAGGAACAGACCGAAGAGGGCGGGTTCATAGTTGACCTGGTAGTTGACGCTAGTGGTTCCAATTCGGGGCAACAAATAATGGTAGGACAAGCGTGTTATGTAATCGCAAAAGCATTTAATCTAGTAGGTATTCCAATCAGAGTCGTGTCTTT